CTCTTTGAAGAGGCTTTGGATCCGGGCGATGCCATCTTCGATTTGGCCTTCGGTGACGCGGCCTTTGCCTTTGCGGATGTATTCGCTGGGTTTTTCGCCACCCAGGTCTAACGGATCAAAGCCATAAAGCTGTTTGATGCCTGGAAGATTTTCCAAGAATCTACGAATTGATTCTTCGGTCTCAATCAATGTTCGGGTTATCGCAACTTTTAATCCAAGCGCGACCGATTCCCCCATCAACTCGCCGATCTTGACCAGTCGTGAGGTATCGCCAGCGAGCCCTTCCGACAAAGCGGCGGCGAGCGTGCTGCCAACTTCGCGGATCTTGGGCGCGAGGCTACTGAGTGAGGCGACGATCTGCGGCGTCATGGCGGCCACATCGGCAGCGAACTGGGAGAAAACCTCGGCCATCGGCTTGCCGACCTCTTCGAGCATCTGACCGATCGAGACTTTGATGCGCGACATGCCGCTCGCCGTTGCGTTTGCCGCTCCGCCGACCTGCGTTTCGATGGCTTTGAGCACCTGGTCGAATGCCTTGGCGCGGTTGCCGGTGGCGGCGAACTCTTCGGAAATGGCTTTGATCTGAGAGGTGGTCAGTGCGCCGGTGCGCTTGAGCGCGGCCAGTCCCTTCTCTGGATCCTCCAGCGCCTTGCCAAGTTGCACGGCGTAGTTTGAGGCGTCGCCACCGAAGACGGCTGCCATGTCGACGGATGCTTGTGTGGCGCGGTCGAAGGCGCCTCCGGTGGTGCCGGCGGTCTTGGCGAGTTCCTTGAAGGTCGCGAGCTTTGCCTGCGCCGCCATGATCAGGTCACCATCCACGCCTGTGGCGAGCTCAGTGGCATCGGCCATCTCGATGAGGCGAGATGCGACATCACCGGATTGGGTGCCGAAAAGGCCCATGGTCTTCACGACGCTCTTGATGCGGTTCTCCGCTTGAAGTCCTTCCTCGCCGATACTGATCAGCTTGTAGGCGATGCCACCGACCGCTGCGGCCGCACCTGTGGCGGCGATGCCTATTGCACCGACGCTCTTGGTGATGCCGGAGAATGCTGATCCGATCCCCGAGCCGATCGACGACATCGAGGTCTTGAGAGAACTTGCCGACTTTTTCGACCGATCGATCCCACGGACGAAATCCGAGGCGTCTAACCAAAGTTTGGTGGAAATGCCTGCCATCTTTTTAATTCAGTAAGGTGTCAATCAGGTGCCTTTTTTGGCGGCTTTTTTTAGGAAATTGTTCACCCTGTTCTGCATGGCGCGGGTTTGCCAGCGCACGGCGTACTGCACACGGCGGTCGACCCCATCCATATTGCTGGCCCAGTCGACCAAGTTGCTGATCGTTGCCGTGATTCTGAAAGTTGTTATTCTTATATCAGCGTCGCCTGGCGCGTAATGCCTGCCGATCCAGCTTGGCACTCGTATCTTGCCAAGTCTGCGAGCGGCGGATGCCCAGCCAGCTGCGAGGTAACCGACACCCTTCTGTTTCACCTTGATGAAGTTGGTGATCATCGAACGGGCCGCGCGGGTTGGTTGGTTGACCCGTTTGACTCTGATCGTTCCTCGGCGGCGTTTGGTCCGCATGACCGACGACATGTCTTCCATGCTGCTGACTTCCGAGCGCTTCGGTGTGGTCCCGATGAAGACCGCTCGCACATCGCTGGCAATCGCGGCCTCCCCCAGTTTCTTAGCCTTTACTCCGCGCGTCTTGCCGTTACTCGGAGGCGTGATATCCATCAGTTTGCGGACAACCCCCCGCGCCTGCTCTTCCATGAGCGCGCGACCATCGCGTTTGGAAAACTCACCGAGCCTTGCGGCCATGGCTTGAAACTGCCGGATGTCAGTCTCGATGTTAGTTCTGGCCATTTATTCCGTCTCAGAGTCAACCAGTCCGTCGATGTAGCTCAAAAGCGAGTCTGGCACCATTGCCTCGATCGTTTCGGTGGTCACGGGTTCCAGCGTCCAGAGGTTCGCGGATTGCAGGGCGCAGTGGTAGTATTGAAGTGCGCGGGAGAGCGGTAGCTTCCAGAGGATGAACTCCTCACTCCAGCCGGTCTCCTTGGCGAGCATGTAGACCACGCTGGCGCACCAACCGGGACTCAGGACTTTCCCGGCGGCGTTTCCTCGTCGCTCTTGTACTTCGATTCGACGCGGATCTCGTTGGCCGCGATCTGTTTGCCGATGCGCTCGATCTCGGTGATGATTTCGGGCAGGCGGTGAAATTCGATGCCAAGCGCGTAGACCAGTGCCGCTTTGCCGGCGGTGTTGTTGGCGATCGCCTCGGCGACCTCATCGACGGGCGCAGACTGCATCCACACGAAGGAATTGATCTGCCGTTGCAGCTCGATCTCGCTGACGCTGTCGCCATAGATCATCGAGATATTGAGCAGGTCGGCAATCTGGCGCGAGCCAATGGAAAATGGCCGCATCTTGATGCCGCCGATGGTCTTGCTTTCGCTCTCGATCATGCCGAGCGCGATCATTTGATCTCTGGTTTCCATGATTTTAGAATATCGAAAGGATCTTTTCGCGCTGGGCTTTGCTTTCTGGGTCGTTGCCACTAGGCACGACAGCGAGGCGTTTGCCTTTGCGGACAAGCAGCATCGGGCGCATGGTCTTGATCTTGTCGACGAGGCCGTGGTGCGAATCGAACGCAGCACGCATGTAGGAAATCGGGTGGTCGGGATTCTCCTCGCACCATTCCTGCGAATTGAATCGCTTTTGGAACTCGACGAAGGTGATTTCCTCCTCCTTCGCGATCGGCGTGAATTTGATCTTTTTGCCGCCGTCCATCATCCATGTGACGGTTCGCTTGGGATTGCCGCCGACATCTTCGATGGTGTCGGAGAATGCCTTTTCCGTTCCGAACTCACAACCAGAGGCGATGGCCGAGCCGATCAGCCGCGTGTTGCGGCTCTCGACGGGCGGGGTATCATGGTCGCGCACGATGGCGACCGTGGATCCTTGTCTCATGGTTGATTTTGGGTGGCTCTTGTGAGCCGGTTATTGGACGATCGGATCGGCGCCAGGATAAACCGTGCCGCTGATCTCGAACTCGTTGAAATCGTCGTTCTTCTCGCTTAGTTTCACCGAGGTAATGACAGTCACACCACCAGTCGGGATGTAGTCAGGGATAAAGCTCGCAGCGCTGGTGTCACCTGCTTCGACTGTGGTTGTGCCACGGCCTTTGACGGTGAACTCGTAGGTGGGATCGAAAGTCTTGGCCGCGCCAAATCCGCCCTCTGTGGACATGATCATCTTCGATTCCATGTTCTTGGTCGACTCGACGCTCTCGATCAGTTCTGCGCTTACCGACTGAACTCCGATTTGGTTGAAAGTGATTGCCATAGCTTTGAATGATTAGATTTCGTCGTAGATGGTCGCTTGGATCTCGAACTCGGGGAAATCCTCGTTGCTCTCGCTTTGCTTGACGGAGGTGATCATCGCTACGCCGAGGGCAACGGTGCCGGGTACGACTGCTTCGATGTCGGCGTCGCCCTTGCCAGTGATTGTGACATTGCGCGTGATGAGCTTGCGCGGTCCGGCAAAGACGGTGACACCCTGCTCGTCGCGAATGGTTGCAACCTCGACAGAGGAGTCCTTGCTCGACTCGCTCACATGTCCGGTGTTCGGAGAGAGGCCGTGTGTGTTATTGACTCCAAAAGTCGCTGCCATGATACACCCGCGTGGGTGTCAACTTCACAAGCGGGTGACGCCGATGAGTGCCTCAATCGATGTGACCCAGCGGCCATCGTCTGACACAGCGGCGGTGTGATTAGTGATGTGGAATCCGCGCACCTCGATGGCGGTGATGCCGAGGCTCTGGGCTGAAGGCAGCGGCTCAGTAAATGCCTCTCTCACCTCGTCCACAATATCCATGTGGGCGCTGCGGGTGCTGGCATCTGCCGGTGATGATATGGAGACCTTGACCGTGGCTTTATAGAGGCTGCCGACGACGCCTTCCACCTGGTCAGCGAGTACCAGAACGGCGTGCGATTCTGGCGTGCGGACATCCGAGCTGGTGCCGGTGAAGACCTCGATGTCATTGCCGAGGTTGCCGACGAGCTCGGCGAGATAGTCTTCGATGTGTTGGTTCATGGTGAAAAATTAGCGGCGCGCAACTCGGTATTCGATGACGCCAGCACCGGGCTTGAGCATGATCTCTTCGACCTTGTAGCGCAGATCGCCGATGGTCATGGCGCTGTTCTGCGCCGGTGCTGGATCTGGTAGATGCGCGACGAGCATGCGGACGCTGAGTGATCCGTCCTGGGAGAATCCTCCTTCTTCGAGATCGATCTGGACGCCACCCATCGAGATCGCGGCGACATACTCCTCTTCACCGATGGTGATTGGTACGCCGATGTCATCGAGGATCGATGCGAATGCCTCGGCGGCGGCTTCTTGAATTAGGTTCACGCTTCACGCGCGGCGTCAAAAAAGCCCCACCCGGAAATTTCCAGATGGGGCTTTCTCCTTAGACGCTACCAATGAAACAAATTACTTCTTGGCCTTCTTCGGCTCGGGTGTCTCTGCGGCTTCCGGCTCGATCGGTTCGATCACTGCGGCGGCTGCTTTTTTCGCATACCGCTTGAGCGTGTCACCGTTCGACCAGATTTGCACCTCATCAGCACCACCGAAATCGCCGGTCACTTTCGCGGCCTTGAAATCGGCAAGTTGGTCGGCCAGCGTCACACTCGGAAGGTGCTTAACCTTCCAAGTGTCGCCATTGCGGGTTAGTGTGATGGCGCGGCGCATGATTAGGCGGAGACGATCCGTTTGAGGGCTGCGGCGTGGCCGAGGGCGAAACCATAGTTGACCTCGATGACCGATTTCTCGGTGTCGGTGTCAGGATCACCCCATGAGCGGTACTCGATGGTGAGGCCGGTCTCTGGGTCGGTGACGGTCTCGTAGTTGGTGAGGCTGGCGCGCACACCCGAGGAAGGAGTCACGGGCGAGAATGCCACGAGGATCGCTTCTGGGAGTGCCACCATGCCGACGAGGTTCTGCGAGTTGCCGGGGATGAGGTTGGTGCCGATGACATTGAAGCCAGCGATGCTTGGAAGCAGGCCATTTTGGATCGCCGAGGCGGTGCCAACTGCGGCCGCATTCTTGATGCCGGCGTCCTTGAGCAGCGCGCCTTCGTAGGCGTTGTCGAGGATCATCGTGCGGCTCGATTTTGCCCACTTCGCTTGGTCGAGTGCGGTCTTGATGGTGATCACATCATCCGAATCAAACGCGGAGGCCGCGCTGGTAAGGACAGGTGCGCCGTAGTTGGCGGTCGTCACAACACTGAGGATGTCCTTGATGATGTCTTCGGCGAGCTTGCGACCCTTCAGGAAACCGAGTTGCTCGGGATTGAAGTAGGGTTGGCGAGCGAGTTCGCTGGAGGTGAAGGAAAGCGCTTGGTACTTGCGCTTGTTGACGGTGATTTCGCGGCTGTTGATCGCATTCGTGTCGCTGAATGCGTAGGTGCCGTTGAAATCGACGGTGGCGTCCGTTGCCAATGGGAAGAAAGGCACGGAAACTTTGTCAGTGCCTTGAAGCGGGACCGAGTTGTACACGGTCGAGAAGGCATTGATGGGAAGAAGCGCCTCGCGAAGTGCAACAAGCGCACTGTCGAGGACGACATTCAGTTTGAGTTCATTGCTGATGGTGGTTGCCATGATGATTGGATGAGTTCGTTGTGGTTAGTTCGGGTTGGTTTTTGGTTTCAAAGTTTGGCCGCGTGGGCTTCGAGTTCCTTGCGGTGAGCCCTGAAAATTCGGGTTTTCTCTGCGCCAGAAGCGTTCTTCCACTGGTCGTAGATGCTCTCGCTGCTCTGTGCGTCCGGTGAGACATTCACGGGTGCGCTGGAGCTGCGGCTGGCGATGGCGGCGGCCTTGGCGGCTACTGCTTCATCGATGGAAAGTTGATTGGCCTTCAGTGCGGCGATCTCGCCTTGCAGCGTTGCCAGCGTGGCCTTGAGGTCGCCGATGATCTCGGTGGCGGACTCTTCCTTGGGCTCATCAGCAGGCGCGCTTTCGTTTTCGCCTTCTGGTGCGGATTCAGGAGCTGCCTCTTGCTCACCTTCCGGTGCGGATGGGGCGGCTTCGTTTGCGATTTCCGCAACAACGGTCTCGACCGATGCGACGACTTCTTCGGATGGGGTGCTGGCGACTTGTTCGCTCATGCCATCTTCCGCAGTGTCAACTGCGCGAAGCGGAGAGGATCCGGCTTTGCCTGCTTGCGAAGCACTGCGCACCACGGTGGCGAGGCCCAGTTCCGAGGCCTGCGGGCCGTAGAATGTCTGCCCTTGCATCGCCTCGGCTGGGATCTTGCGACCTTGGCGCGTGACGGCGGATTTGAACTCGCCGAACACCTGGTTAATCCGCTCTTGGATCAGCTCGCGTTGTGATTCGGTGAGCGAGGTGCCAGGGAAACCGGCTGCTTTGAACTTGCCGGTGGTGAAAAGCTCGACCTTCACGCCGAGCATCTCGGCGCGTTTGCTTTGGTCGATGTGCGGGACCATCACACCGATGGATCCGACCGATGCCGAGCGCGTCATCGAGACGCTGGTCGCTTGCGAGCCGAGCCAGTAGGCAGCGGATGCCATCGTACCGGAGGTGTGCGCACGCACCGGCTTGACCTTGCTGGCTTCGTAGATTGCATCGGCGGCCTCGGGGGTGCCGCGAACGGTTCCGCCAGGAGAGTCGATGTTGAGAACGATCGATGTGACCGCTGGATCAGCGGTGGCGCTTTCAACGGTGGAGCGAACTTCATCGAGACTCGTCGCACCGAGCATCACGCGATCGAACTCGTCGGTGGTCGGAAGGAGCGGACCAGTGATCGAGATTGTGGCGACGCCATCAGCGACGCTCATGATCGACTGCGGTGCCTCGCTCTGCGGCAGGGTGAAGAGTTTGCCGGCGGCCATATCCATGGCCAAACCGATGATGCCGTCCATTGCCTCCGGGGCGATGGCCCACGGCTCCTGTGTCAAAATGAGATCGCGTGCGTTCACGCGATGCGTGGGGTGTCAATTCCCCATCACTTCGCAGGCCCAGTCGGCGCTTCGACCGGCGGGGTGGCAACTCCCGATGCGAACAGCATCTGAAGTGGGATGTCGTATTTCTTGGCGAGGTCTTGCAGGTGTGCGATGTCGCGTGCGCGGCGTTCGGCCTCCTCCTCAAAGTCCATGCCCAGCTCGGCGAAGTGATCGGACAAGGTCTTGAGACCGGCCTTCACATCCTCGCGGTTTTGAAGCGACTCCCGACCGGCGTCGACGGTGACGCGGCGCGGGGTGACGACGGAAATCTTCCACCATCCTGCAATCAGCGGGATCTCGCCACGAGTGATGGCATCGCCGATGACGAACTTCCAGACGGGCGTGAGAAAGCGGCGGATGAGGATGTTTTGCCTGTGGGAGAATCGGCGATCGGCCTTGGCCACGACCATGCGGACGCCAGCGCCACCGATCTTGCTTGAATCTGCGGTGAACTCGTATGGCACCACACCCAACGCCGAATCGCGGCGCAGGTGATCGAGGAATCCGGTAAAGGTTGGCGATGGGCGGTTGGACTCGAAGGGTTTGAGTTCCTCTCCCGGCTTGAGCGCCACCCACTTACCGCCGACGATCTTTTGCAATGCAGTCGGGTCACTGTGTGGATTGTCTTCGGCCTTGCCAGAGTCGATGTCGAGTCCGCCAAAGCCGTCGTTGCTATCGATCTCGCCATTCTGCGTGGTGATCGCGAACGATTTGTCGGCATGATCTTTGAGCGCGTGCTTTTCGAGCGCGAGCAATTCCATCTCATCGCGGATGTGATTGATCGAATGTGCCAGTGATGGCACTCCCCGAGCCGATGATGCGCGCTCTGGGTCAAAGATATGGAGCACTGAGTAAGCCGGAAGCTCGATGAAAGTACCATCATCCTGCTTCACGCTATACGAAACTGGGCGGCCATAGCCGTCGAAACGGATGCCATCGACCGTGCCGTCGTTGTTCCCGCCGCTCACACGGTGGCTTTCGATGAGTTGGATCACCGGGCGGCCTTCAACGCGGGTAAGATGGACGAAAATATCACCATCTTCGTCGATCGCGCGGCAGATGAGCATTTCGCACTCGGAAAGGGAGAATCGTCCCGTTACCTCGCACTGATTTGACCATTCTTCCCAGTAGTCGAGCGCGCCGGCAATCCATTCGCGGTCTTCGGTCTTTGGCTGAATCTTGAGACCATCGCCGACCGAATAGACGGCCATATCGAAGACCATCTCGCGGGCGAACCCGCTGTTTTTCATTAAATACCGGCTGCCTTTGATGAGTTCGTTGCGTACCAGTGGCGTCGCCTCCTTGCGGTGGTCTTGCGGAGCTGCGGCGGGCAGGCGTTGGCGAACGGGCGATGGGTTGACGCTCTCATACGGCGACCATCCGAAGGCTAAAGCGGCGGACTTGGTGATTTTTTGCAGCAGGT